GGAGGTTATACAGTGAAAAAAGTACAAGTAATAAACACAGCTAAAACAGCGGAAACAGTAGATTATTATTACGACTGTAAACGCGATACTTTCGGGTCAAAGGATAACCGCTTGCATGATTTGGTAAACTATGGCTTTACTATATCGCACCACGTAATAGCAGACGCGCATTTAACGGCCCAGCAATTAGATATAGTCTTTAATGAGGTTCTTTATAATGAATAAATACAAAAGAATTTTACAACTGGTACTGTTATTCGCGGGTGGATTTGTCGCGGGTAGTTTGATAATGGCTGTCTTTATCCTGGGAATAAGGGCATTTACAGCGGTTTAACGGGTAGCCTATAGGGTAGCATGGGTTACCCTGTTAAAATGGCTTAGAATTGATTATATGAGGTTTTATGGTATGACATACACAGAGTTTAAAAAAGAGCATGATTTCTTAGTGACACAAATTGTATTTACAGAGTCAAAGCATTCTGATACACTGGTAGAACGTCTGGAGCGGTTACGCTTAGACAATCAAAAGCATTTTAAACAATTATGGGGTGAATTATAATGACTAGGTGCAGAGTAAGCGAAGAAGATAGAGGCAACCCACATTTTGACGTACTAACGGACGCGGAAGAGAGAGAGTTGGCACTACAGGCGCACATTGACCGGCGCGAGACTTTAAAGGCGTATATAGCCTCCGCGCAGGAAAAAATAGATAGGCTATTGAACTATGCCGAGTGGTCTCCAGACCCTGACGATATTGAAGCAGCAGAGGAGTTAAATTTAGGTTTAGATTTTCACTTGCCGCCAAATGGCTAACCGAGAGGATATTAAAATATGATTATAGACAATAGCACAGAGAACGACCTATTAGCGGAAACTATTGACGAGCTAGGACAAAGCCTGTCAGAACTACAGCAGGTCATTGCAGATATTAAAGAGCAAGTAAACTACAGAGAGGAGTCATAATGGCAACATATTACGCACTGGAACAGAAAATAATCGACTGGCATAACGCACGGAACCTGATTGAGGGCAGTACAGACCACCAACAGTTCGAGAAGCTGCTAGAAGAGGTAGAAGAGCTACGAGTCAACATAGAACACAGTCAAGACTTTAGCGATGACGTAGGCGACATTTTGGTCGTGCTAATTAACCTATGCGAGAGACACAACTTAACATTGACGGACTGCATGAATGTAGCCTATAATGATATTAAGTACCGCACAGGGCGTATGGTAGACGGTATTTTTGTTAAAGACTTAATAGACGAGAGCGGAGTAATTCAAGATGCAAGCTAATATTTTTGGAATGTTTTTAAACGTAGAGCCGAGGTTCGGCATTGGGTTAGACATAGAGAGTGTAGAGAGCCGGCCAGTATGGACAGTAAAAGACGGAGAATTGAGCACGATGGCTTTCGACGGATTGGTGTTGCTAGTGCCCTTCTTTATTGTTACACTAGGGAACGTATGGACGGAGTTAGAAGAATGATATTGACAATATTTTTAACAGGTATAATCCTATGCCTAGGCTATGGCATCAAAGAAACTATGGAGAAGTGGGACGATGAGCAAGATTAAAGAGCAATTGATAGGATACGAGCAGAACGACTGGATAGCTGACGAAGACCACGTAAGGGTCGATGAGGTCACAGAGTACCTGCTGTATGCGATGAGCGTATCAGAGATGCAACAGGCCGCACGACAGCACATACAGCACGACCTGTACACAATGGCGCGTAGCGACTTCAACAAGGTGCATTACGACACGATAGGAGTGCATACAAAATGAGTAGATGTAAAGCGTGCGACGCTATTATGACGGAAGCAGAGTTAAAGAGAACTGATTATAATACAGACAAGCCTTTAGACCTCTGCTATAACTGTATGAGTATTTCAACTAATGCGGCACTTGCCTTTGAAAACGGTGGACTATTGGACACGGAAGGAGAAGAAAGTTTAGACTTAGAAGCATTAGGGTTTGACATTAGTAACAATTAATGATATACTATACTTATGTTATGTTCTTTTATAATAAACTAAAAGCAACTAACTAAGGTATACCTAAGTAGTAACAATTTAATTTAATCAAAAGGTAAAAGATATGAGTCAGGTATTAGAAGGTACAGTAGCATTTGAGAATCTTACAGAGCATGAGATGTACAACGGACAGTCCACAGGTAAATACTCTTTGGTGTTGTCTTTAGACGAAGGCGACGCAGAGAGCCTAGATAGTGCAGGTGTTAAACTACGCGAGTACGAAGGAACAAAGCAACGTAAGTTTGCCAGTAAGTTCGAGGTTGGTGTCTTAAACGCTGATGGTACAGCATTCCAAGGCCGAGTACCACGAGGCTCTAAGGTGCGTATCCTCTGGCAGGAAGGCGCACCACACCCAGTACACGGAACCAGTACATACCTCAATAAGGTGAAGGTTTTAGAAGTAGCGGAGCAGTCAGACGATAACGAGGACTTTTAATGACAGAGAAGTCTACCTTCTTGAAGCACGAGTCATGCCCCAAGTGTGGCTCTGCTAACAATCTGGCAAGGTACTCTGACGGTCACGCTCACTGCTTCAGCAATGGGTGTGGCTACTACGAGAAGGGCAACGGAACTGCCCTAGACTTTGCACCACGTACACAAACAAGGGCATTCGAGATGACAGGAGTAATAGCGGCAATCCCTGACAGGAGAATATCACAGGGCATAGCGCAGAAGTTCGGCGTTACTGTGGAGTTCTCACCAGAGGGACAAATTGTAAAGCATCACTACCCGTACTATGATAAGGATAGCAACAAGCCGACAGGGACGAAGGTTAGACAGGTAGAGACCAAGGGATTCTACGCGACAGGGAACTTTGATAACGTAGGCTTGTTCGGTCAGCAAGCATTCAGGGAAGGCGGTAAGTACATTACCATCACCGAGGGAGAGGCAGACGCACTAGCAGTCAGTGAGATGTTCGACGGCAAGTGGCCTGTAGTGTCTATCCGCTCAGGTGCGGCAGGAGCCAGTAAGGACATCAAAGCCAACTTGGAATGGCTAGAGTCATTTGAGAACGTAGTGATATGTTTCGACAATGACAAGGCAGGACAGGAGGCGGCACAGTCAGTGCTTAACTTGTTCACCCCCAACAAGGCTAAGAACGTAACATTACCCTTGAAGGACGCAGGGGATATGCTGAAGGCCAAGAAGATACAGGAGTTCACTAGGGCATGGTGGGACGCTAAGGTCTACAGACCGGACGGTATTGTCTCAGGCTTGGATACGTGGGACTTGCTACAGGAACAGAAGGAAGTCGAGTCCATACCTTATCCTTGGGAGTGTTTGAATGAATACACCTATGGCTTTAGACCGAGGGAACTGGTTACGATAACTTCAGGTTCGGGTATGGGTAAGTCTCAGATTATGCGAGAGCTAGAGCATCACCTATTGAAGAACACCGAGGACAATATCGGTATCTTGGCGCTAGAGGAAGACGTACCGAAGACTACGCTAGGCATTATGTCTATCGAGGCTAACAAGCTGTTACATAAGCCAGAGATACGCAAAGCACAGGTAGAAGGAGAGGAAAGGGGTTACTGGGAGAAGACGTGGGGTTTAGGGCGTATTCAACTACTCGACCACTTTGGCAGTACCAGTGAGGACGACTTGCTAGGACGCATCAGGTACATGGCTAAAGGCTTGGACTGCAAATGGATTATCCTTGACCACCTTAGTATTGTAGTCAGTGACCAAGCGCAGGGAGACGAGCGTAAGGCAATCGACAGCATTATGACCAACCTACGGAAGATAGTGCAGGAGACAGGAGTCGGGTTATTCTTGGTGTCACACCTCAGACGACCATCAGGGCAGAAGGCGCACGAGGACGGAGGTAAGATTAGCTTAGGAGAGCTACGAGGTTCAGCGGCTATCGCACAGTTAAGTGATATGGTTATTGGACTAGAGCGAGACCAACAGCATCCGGACGAGCAAATACGTAACACAACATGTGTCAGGGTATTAAAGAACAGGTTTGTAGGTTTGACTGGAGCCGCTTGTCATCTTTATTACGATATAGACTCGGGACGTATGATTGAAACAGCTTGTCCTACAGAGAGTAACGTGGAGTTCTAACATGGTTAATAGAGTCAGTCAGTACCAAGTAACAGAGACAGACATTGCAGACCCTGTAATGATAGAGGAAGCAATAAATGAGCTAAAGAGACTAGGAAAGAAGAAAATATATCCGTATGGCGCAGGCCAGATATGTTTCCACCACAGGAAGTGTTACTTCTTTATTTCACCTCATACAATGAAGTGGACACCTAGACACAAAGCACATTGTAAGTGGTACTCAGGTTACAACAGCATTGAGGAAGTTTTTGATTCCATTAATGGTTGGTGTGATTATAGAGACAGGAAACAGCAGGAGTCCTAATGAAACAGATAGTCTTTGACATCGAAGCCAATGGCCTTAACCCTGACAAGGTTTGGTGTATTGTAGCCTACGAGATAGGGGCTAAGGAGTTTATAACGTGGTCAGGCGACGACCTACTTTGTTTCAAGGACTGGATTAAAGAGCAGGGCGAGCTAGAGGTCATTGGTCACAACATCATCGGGTACGATATTCCGGTTTTGGAACAGCTACTCGACGTAGACTTCAGCAAATGTAAAGTAACAGATACGTTAGTTATGTCCAGACTGGCAGAGCCATCACGACAAGGCGGTCATTCATTGGAGAACTGGGGTCAGTTACTAAATCAACCGAAAGGAGAACACAGTGATTGGGATAATTTTTCTCAGGATATGGTGGAGTATTGTGAGCAAGACGTACGAGTTAATGAACTGGTGTACCAGAGATTACTTCGTGACCTTGCAAGTTTTGGAAATCAAAGCATTGTGCTTGAAGGTCAGGTACAAAGGATTATTAGCAAGCAAATTAAGAACGGATGGGTACTAGACCAAGAGAAGTCTTTTGTACTTCTGGCGGAGCTAAAGGAAAAGAAGTTTGACTTGGAAGATAAGGTACACGAGAAGTTCAAACCCTTACCTACATTCATTAAGGAGATAACACCCAAGGTAAAGAAGGACGGCAGTTACTCAGTAGTCGGCCTGAAGTTCTTAGGGGAACAGTGGACAACAGCAGTAGCACCATTTAGCAGACTGGATTATCCAGAGTTTAACTTAGGCTCACGACAACAGATAGGTCGTTACCTACAATACTTCGGATGGAAACCAGAGACCTTTACAGAGAAAGGACAGCCTATCGTTGATGAGAGCGTTCTTAACAAGGTGAAGGGTATACCGGAAGCGGAGCTTATTGGCGAGTACCTTATGGTACAGAAGCGCATCGCGCAGATACAGAGTTGGTTGGACGCAGTTCAGGATAACGGTAGAGTGCATGGTTATGTCAATGCCAACGGCGCAGTTACAGGTCGTATGACACACTCTAAACCAAATGTTGCCCAAGTACCGGCAGGTAATGCACCCTACGGTAAACAGTGCAGAGAGGTTTGGACAGTGCCTACAGGCTACAGGCTAGTAGGTATGGACGCAAGTGGCTTGGAATTACGTATGCTTGCACACTACATGAACGATAAGGATTACACTAATGAAATTCTCAATGGAGATATTCACACGGCAAACCAGTTGGCTTCGGGCGTTGAAACTCGAAACCAAGCAAAGACTTTTATCTACGCTTTCCTTTACGGCGCAGGAGATGCGAAAATCGGAAGTATTGTCGGAGGAAGTGCAAGAGATGGTAAACGACTTAAGGAAAAGTTCCTACGAAATACGCCTGCTCTTAGAACACTACGAGAGCGAGTTGGAGTGGCTTCAGGAAGAGGTTATGTTCTTGGACTGGATGGACGCAGGGTCGCTGTACGGTCAGAACACGCGGCACTGAATACTCTCCTACAGAGCGCAGGTGCAATCGTTATGAAGAAAGCACTGTGTCTACTGGACGAGTACGCTCAACTTCACAAGATTGATTATAAGTTTATAGGAAACATACACGATGAAATCCAGACGGAGGTCGCAGAGAAGGACGCAGAAAGGTTTGGCAGGTTGGCAACTGCTTGCATTGAAGCGGCGGGAAACCACTACAAACTCAACTGTCCTCTCGCAGGCGAATATCAAATCGGAACCGACTGGTCGGAAACACACTAATAAAGGTACACACGATGAACTATCATAGAAAGTTAGAAGATAAAACACGATTGACACTCAATGGTAAGCGGTATCGCGTAGGTAATCCTAGTCACCCTTATCACGACCTATATAAGAAGCATGGTATTGAGGCTGTGATTGAAGTTATGGGTTTGGTTGAAGTTACTCCGGAGGAAGATGACGGACAAGACCTAGAGTTCCCTTGGATGAGTACTATCTTTGGCATAGCTATTGTTAGTTTGATTATCGGACTGTCAGTAGGGAGTCAATAATGAAACCTGTAAAAGCTGATAGGAAGAAGTTTGACTTAGACTTAGCATACGGCGAGGTACGGGAAGACAAGATTGCCGATATGTTACAGAACAAGAAGATTGAAGTTAAGTCCGAGAAGGATATGTGGCAGAAGACTGGTAACATCTGCATTGAGTACCAGTCGTGGGGTAAGCCATCAGGCATTGAAGCCACAGAGTCTGACTACTGGTTCCATAACCTGTGCATCGGGGACGACGAGTACTGCACCTTGGTGTTTGATACAAAGGTATTGAAGAAGATAGTAAACGGTTTGGATACGTTCAGAACAGTATCAGGCGGCGACAACAACGCAAGCCGGATGTTCTTGGTAAACTTACAGAAGCTATTCTCAACGGATGTGATTAAAGCATTCAAGGAACTCGAAGATGAAAAAGACTGAGACGTTAGTTAAAGACATCTACAAGATGATGGAGACAAAGGACGCTGACCCCAACGTAGACGTAGAGGCTGAGATTGAGAAGTTCGGTGAGGGTGTTAAGGCTCTGATGCGTACTGAGTTCGGCAGGGAGAAGCGACAGGATAAGCGCACACTTAGATTGTCTAACATTGGCCGCACAGACCGTTACCTTTGGAACGTAGTCGCAGGTACAGAGAAGGAAGAGCTAGAGCCACACACGTACGTTAAGTTCATGTACGGACATCTAATTGAAGAGATGCTGTTATTCTTGACACGTATGGCAGGACACACAGTCACCGACGAGCAGAAGCAATGTGAAGTAGGTGGTATCCGAGGCTCCATGGACTGTAAGATAGATGGTGTAGTGACGGACGTTAAGTCAGCCAGTACCTTCGGCTTCAAGAAGTTTAAGGAAGGCAAGATACTACATGACGACCCATTCGGCTACGTAGACCAGATTAAAGCCTACGCCCACTCAGAAGGCGAGACTCAAATCGGTTGGTTAGCGATGGACAAGACTAACGGTCATCTGACGTTCCTGAAGTATGACTTG